ACGGTTTCCAGTTGCCGATGCTGCGCCATATTCACCAGTTGCCGATGCTGCGCCTTGATAACCAGTTGCCGATGCTGCGCCACGGTTTCCAGTTGCCGATGCTGCGCCACGGTTTCCAGTTGCCGATGCTGCGCCATATTCACCAGTTGCCGATGCTGCGCCACGGTTTCCAGTTGCCGATGCTAAACCGCGCTCCGCAGCGCTATAAGATGGAGATTTTTTATCAATGGGTTGGCATCGATTAAGGGTGTAATCAATTGCAAATTTCACCAAGTCAGCAATACTTATTTCAAATTTTAGTGAGATTGAACGGCTTGCTACTTTTGTATCGCCATTTTCTTCTCGACTTAGGTCGCCTGATTGTTCTACAACTGCATAACGGCTTTGGCTTGGAGGGTAGTAGCCCAAAACATCAAGAGGATATTCACACGCATGAAAGCCTGAACCACATGCTTTTAAATCACCATCATGTGTATAGGTTTTACCCATTTCATATTGAAAATTACGGCAGATCAGATTTTTATCAAACCCCTTAAAGCTGGTGATTGTTTCCACTGGTACAGCGATAGGAGTTTCTACAACTTCCTTTTTCTTGGATTTAGCCATGATTAATTACTCCACAACGCTGCAATAAATGCACTTAGAAGAACCCAAACCACCAGACCACAGCCTAAGAAAAGAAACATCTTGAGCGTATCAATTGCATTAACAATGAAGATTTCACGGCGTGACATTTCATAGTCACGTGGCTGTGGTTCGGTGCTGCATGGGCGAGTCGTTTGACTCTGTATTGTTTTTTGTTTCATAATTGGATTGCTCCTCGTGAGTAAAAAGCCCGCCGCCTGCAAGTGTTGGGCTTTTTTTATTGGGTGTAGAGCAATCATTACAAAAATGTATTTTTATTGCAATACATAAATGTAATTTTTTTTAAAATAAAATACATTTATGTGTTTTAATAGACAAAAGAAAACCTACCGATGGGGTGGGGTGTATGGAGTTTATTGAGATGTGGACACGTCAAGAATTGATTGAAATTCGCGAAAGGGCGGAATTAGAAGCTTCAATTGATGGAATTAATGAAAAGTGGCGACATGCTTGTTTAGAACTAGCATCTGCCGCCGATAGGCTTGACTCTATCACACACCGTATTGAATCTGGTCTAGAGGTTGCTACACTTCAACAGGCCACTGGGGAGTAAAACTATTTGTTGTTTCTTCCACTGAAATAATATTAGAAACATGGAAGTTTCTAATACCACCTCGTTGAATATCATAACAAAAGAATTTTTCTGTACCCCCTTTGATTCGGTAACTGTAAGGTTCGGCCTCTCTAGTCTCAATTGTTCCATCATCTTCCCGTGCTGTTATGATAATTGTGTGCAGATTACGTCCAGCAGATGAAATTGTTTCTTTAATACTCATTATTTTCTCCACCCGATCTGTAAGGTAGCTGTGTCGGGTTCACAGTTTATTTTTCCAAAAAAATGTATTTATTATTTTTACGGCATGTTTCTTTGCTTTAAAACAAACTCAATTTCAAGAAAATCTTTTACCATAAAGTCATCTAATTTTTTCTTCTTTCTATACAAAAGATAAGTAACTATTGACACAATGATGGTTACAAAAAATAACTTCACATCACTCTCTCGATGATAGCTCAATATTTCAGGTATTAAGATAAAAAAAAGCCCAAAACAAAAAAAGCAAATTAAACCAATAGAAATATCTATGTAGTTACTGTGACTGCACTGCAATTGATACAGCAATTTTTGAGCTCGCTTTGTTAGAAAATCATCATCAAATTGGGCATAAGAAAATCTTGGCTGCATTGTTGTATCTGACCAAAACATTTTGTTCTTTGCATTCTTAACGATATTCCATGCTGTGGGTGTCCAAAAATATCCATCGGGAAGCCTTTTGGGTTTAAAGATTAAAGCTTTCGTCAAAAATGAGTAATTCATTTATTATTAATCCAGAAATGTGATATCACTACAAGTCAATTATACTTTAGGCAAAATTCTTAATTTATCCCGTTTTTTGTGTTGTAGTTTCATTTTGTGAAGTGCTATTTGATATATTTTTAATTAGATCTTCCACCGTTCTGAATGTACTATCTAACAAAAGATCAATAGCCATTATCTCAATAGAGGATACATTTCCATCAGCTTTTATTTTATCAATTTTTTTTAAAATTTCTAAAACTCTCAAGCGCCTATCGTTACTATCAAAATTTTTATCTTCATAATATATTTGGTTAGAGGGTGATTTTTCCATCCACTCTTGATCATCATGATATTCCTGTGTGGAACCGTCTAAATACATGAAAGGAATATCTGTCTGATCTTCTAATTTTCTAGCTTTTCTTTCACCAATAACTCTTTTTTTACCAATTATATTGGCTATTTCACCCTGATTTAATCCAAATTTATCAATAAATTCTTGTTGGTTCCTGTAGTGAGTTTTCACCCAAGAATTAAGGCGGTCAGCTCGCGCATCTGATGCTGCTTTATTTGGATCGGTTTCTTTTTTCATAACTTAATTCTATCAGTGCATTACAAAAATGTATAAACACAAAAATGTATTTATTCTTGCTAATAAAAATACAAAAATGTAATATTTAAAAATTGAGAAATTGGAGTTTCAAATGAGTAACAAATTTGTTGATTACTTTCGCAGTTTAAGTTCATCCCAGAAAAAAGAGTTAGCTAGCAACTGTAAGACTACGGTTGAGTATTTATCAAAACAGGTCGCCTTAATAAATAAAGGTAAATCTAATAGTCTTTTCAAGCCTGCGACCTGCTCAGCAATTGAAGTTTTCTCAAATGGTGAAGTAACGCGAAAAGATTTAAGGCCTGATGACTGGTCAAAAATTTGGCTTGAATTAGACATGTCCTGAGGTGCTTCCATGATTGAAAAACTCACGGCAAGCATCACGCACAAATGCACAGATGAAGAAAAAATCAAACTTGAGCGCATAGCCAAGTCACGAAAAATGACGCTTTCAGAATTAATGAGAGATGCAGGCATAAAGATCATTCACGAAGTAGAGGAGATGCTTAAAAGTCTACAGGCTGAGTTTGATCTGACCACAGATACAGCAGATACAAGAAATACAAGTGATTTTGAGTTGATGCCATCACCACCTATCACACGCATTTCCACAAAACACACAGGCGCAAAAAAGGCCCAACTGTGCGACCAGTTGAGCCTCGTTGCCGTTCACTCAGATAAGTAAACGAGGATTTAGCATGAAGAATTTAACAGAACAAGAGAACCAAGGCAATCATGACTTTCTTGAAGGTGATGTGGTTGTCTTTATTGACTCACTTATGCCAGATCAACTTATGACAGTTCACAAGGTTCAATGTGATGGAATCTTGCTAGATGGCAATAGAAAGTTTGCACTCGCACACTTGTTGCGCCATGCAAGTATCCGTGAGCTAAACACCAAAAAACGCCACATCATGAGTCTTGATGAAATATTTGGAGAGATGTCATGAAATCGTCTCTTAATCACAGAAAGCTTTGCGAGATAGGGGCGCGTTTTTTAAAGCGTTGTGAATCTTCCAATGGTCATGGTTGTCATTTTGCAATTATCGAAGCGGCTTGCTATGGAGAAAATCCAGATGTTTTCGGTATTCGGCACGGAATTAATAACCATGGCATGGGTACATTTCTACTCGAAGCTAAAATGAGTAGATCGGATTTTCTTGCTGATCGATCTAAACCACATCGTATTAACCCCGAGACTGGTGTAGGAAAATATCGGTATTACATCTGTCCTGCTGGATTAATTAAGCCTGAAGAACTCCCTAATAAATGGGGGCTAATTTACGTAAGTGAAGGCGGCATTTGCAAAGTAGTTGCAGGGGTATTGTCTGCGCCGAAAATTAAATATTACTGCGAATGGTCGAAAAAAAACAAATCCCATCTGGATCATGGCCAAGTCCAAGAAAACTTCAAAACATTTGCTTTTGAACAGCGAAATTATCAAAACGAATTAAACCTTTTGACCATGGCTTTAGCTCGACTTCAAGACCCAGAAGAATTGCTTTATATGCAGCGTCAATACATGCGTTTAAAAACCCAACTTGAGCAAAAAGAACAACAGGTTCGAAGTCTAGAAAGAGAGCTGAATATGGCTAAATTTCATAGCAAACGAACCCGATCTGAATTAGATCAAGTTGTTTTGCAGAATTCTTGAGAGGGCTGAATCATGAACACAGCAGCGTTGATTCATTTCCCTAAGCCTAAGGATGAAATTAAAGAGGCTGATATGACAAAACAAACCCGAGATAGTGGTTATACGCCTTTGCCTAACTATCTCGTTGATGATGATTATGTAGCCAGAATGAGTGGAAACTCTTTGAAGTGCTACACGATTATTAATCGCTTTACAAAAGGCTTTAGTCGCATCAATTGGGCTATGGAATCAGGTTTTTTACTCAATAAAACAGGTATTAAAAAACCGCATACTCTATTTGAGGCTGTTAAACAATTAGAGCAATTTGGTTTGCTTTCAGTTCATCGAGAAGATGGAAAAACCAACAAGTTTACTGTCACAGACCCATGCCCAAAAACGGCACTACCTAAAAACGGCACTACTGCCGAAAATGGGCATAACACCAGTGCCGAAAATGGTAATAAGGGTACTGCCGAAAATGGGCACACTAAGAAAGAAAATATTAAAAATAATATTAAAAATATAAAAAAAACCACTTTGCCTGTGGATAAATCCGAAACAGATATTTTTGCCAGCTCAGTCGAATACCACCGAGAGGACAAAAAATTATTCACGCTGATTGAGCTTTCAAAAACCTACAAAGTTCAATCTGATTTCACCGCTAAGGCTCAATCTGAAAATCCAGACATGACCAAAGAGCAAATTTTGGCAGAGCTTAAAAACTTCGCTCAGTGGTCAGTCGCACAAGACAAGCGCACGGCGCAATCATGGATGAACAACTGGGTTTATCGTTTACAAAAACTCGATCCATCCAAAAGCAAATCTAAAACCACAACGACGGCTAAACCCAAAAAACTTAGTGACAGCCAGATTGATTACTTCGCATCAAAACTTTGCAACTTCGATGAATTCGCTTCGATGTACGCAAACGTGGGTGAATCTCAAAAATCATTTGAATCACGTATCGCTGCAAAACTACGCAATCCAAAGCATTTGAAGGAATTTGCATCGTATCTGCATGACGTTGGATTCGTGGGTAACTTGGAGGATTTCGCATGAAAATTCCAACTAGCACGACACACATCGAAACAGACGGCACGTTTTGGAGTAATTGGCAGGGCGGTTGGTTCTTCTGGAATGGGAAATTTGGATGGTGTCGCTACGTTGGACCAGTGAATCAGATGTTCTTGGTAAACAAGCGCGAAATAGGGGTAATTTCATGAGATGGAGCGAAAGTATTCTCGAAGCGCATCTAAAAGCGCACAGAAACAAAGCTAATTTAGCGCAAGAGCGATTTAAATTACAAAATGATGCAAAGGTACACGATCAAGTTAAAACACGCTTAAAACTCAAATCAAAGCAAAATACAAATATTGTGGAAAATCTAATTTTAGACGTAGAACTTTGGACGATTCCACCGAGTGTAAATAATTATTGGAGTGTGACACGTGGAAAAAAATGGCATTTAAGCCAAAAAGCACAGGATTTTCATAATTACGTGCGTTCAATCGTGCCTGTTTTATCAACAGATATGCGATTAAAAATGGATGTCACTTTTCATTTCCCAGATAACAAAATCAGAGACATAGATAACTATTTGAAAGCCACAATTGACAGCTTGGTGAAGTGCCAGTTCTGTCTGGATGATGAACAGTTTGACGTGCTGATTGTAAGACGTGGTGAGTATGTCAAAGGCGGTTTAATCCAACTAAAAGTTTGGGAGATTTAATTCATGGCGGGATCAATTCTACTTACACGTGCGGCTTTATCGCAGACAGAGTTTTTTGATAGTGCTGGTGTTTATTGCAATGAACCTCGCGCGCGCGCGCGTTTTGTTTCAGCACGTCAGAAAGCCAAGAAATTTATTGTTCAAAGACGCGGCTATAAACCGCCAGACTTTGCCCGCATGATTTTAGACTTGCGTAATCTCGGCTGGTCACATGAAAAGATCGCTTATGTGCTAGATGCGTCATCGTCAGCGGTGTCGAGTTGGGCGACAGGATCACGTCCGTTTTACGATCACGGCGATGCATTCATTGAGCTTTGGCGCGAACAAACAGGCATTGAAAGATTCCCGCGTGAGGGCGAATGGCGCACGTATCAGTATAAGATCGGGCAGCAGGATTTTTTAGATGAGTTGGATGGGGTGATTATGCAGTTGGATGAGGAAATATTGAAATGAGTAAGAAAAAACATAAATTCACCGATGCTGAATACAAGCAACCACTTTTACCGTGCCCAGAATGCGGTTCTGATGAATCCTATGAAGATGGGAATGAAACCGAATCTGCTGTTATGTGTCCTGATTGTGGTTTTGAGATAGTGACAAACAATGTCGCTAAATCAAAAAACAAATGGAACAAGCTTAAACGTGTGGTAAGCAATGGATAACACCCAACAAACCACAGCGTTCAACATTAAAAACTAGCCCTATTCACAACGAATAGGGCTTTTTTATGGCTACTCGAAAAACACAAGTGCCAGGTGCAACCACAGCAGCGCCAGAAGACGAGATTTCGACAACTGAAACTCAAGGTGAACAGCAAACTGGTAGTGATGAACAATCGACTGAGCAATCTACACAGCCAACCGTTGAAGAGTTACAAGCACAACTGGCAGCAGCTCAAGCGGAAAATAACTCATTAAAAGGTCAGATTCGTCGTTCTGCTTCAACCACAGTAGCACCAGACACTCAAGCAAGTACAGCGGCTAATGCTGGACAGATTTACTTGAGCGAAAAAGGCTGGACACGAGGATAAAGCTATGTGCGGTGGAAAAGTCGTAAAACAAGATCCAGAAGCCGATGCAGCGGCGGCGGCGGAAAAAGCTGTAATTGAAGCAAATACCAAGAAAGCACAACGGCGCACGGCTAACCAGTCAAGCGTATTAAGTGGCGCTTTCGATTCTGGAACAAGCAATAAAACAACCTTAGGCGGTGGCTGATGTCTAATTTCGCTCAGACTCTATGCACTCGACTTGATCAATTAAAATCGGCTCGTTCTAACTACGAGTCGCATTGGACTGAATGTTACAAGTTCGGTGCGCCTGAGCGTCAACAATGTTTTTCATCTTCTGTGATTGATAACAGCAAGACACAGCAGTCACAACGTGCTGATTTGTACGACTCAACCGCAGCAGATGCGGTTCAGGTGCTTGTTTCAATGATCATGAACGGCGTGACACCAAGTAACGCAATCTGGTTTAAAGCACAGCCTGATGGTATCGATGATTTATCGGTGCTAACAGAAGGTGAAAGATGGCTCGAAGATGTGTGCCAATTTATGTGGCGCAATATTCATGCTGCTAATTTTGACTCAGAAAGCTTTGAAACTGTGACTGATATTGTCACGGCTGGCTGGGGTGTTCTTTATACAGATATTGATCGTGAAACAGGTGGCGGTTATGTGTTTGAGTCGTGGCATATCGGCAATTGTTTTATCGGTTCTACACGTTCTGATGGAATGATCGATACGATCTATCGCGAACATGAGATGTCAGCGGAAGCGATGATCAATACGTACGGTGAAAAGAATTGCCATTTTAGTGTTGTAAATACTGCAAAAAATCAACCAGATACGAAATATAAGCTTCTCCATGTGATTCAGCCACGAAAATCAAAAGGTGCAGGGCAGATCAATAAAGACATGCCTTTTGCTTCATATCACATCGATGTGAGTAATAAGCACCAGTTAAAAGAATCGGGCTATCACGAATTTCCATGCGCTGTGCCACGTTTACGCCGTTTACCCAACTCAGTCTATGGCAATGGTCAGATGACATTGGCTTTAGCTGATGCCAAAACATTGAATGAGCTAATGAAGCAGACATTGCATTCAGCAGAATTGCAGATCGGCGGCATGTGGATTGCGGAAGATGACGGCGTTTTAAATCCTTATACCGTGCGTATTGGGCCACGGAAAGTAATTTCAGCAAATAGTGTTGATTCAATGAAGCGACTGGATGACGGTACTAACTTCCAGATTGCAGATTATCTCATTACCAATTTACAAGGCGGTATTCGCAAGAAGCTTATGGCTGATCAGTTGCCGCCGATCGGTACACAGCAAATGACAGCAACCGAGATTCACACACGAGTAGAACTCATTCGTCAGATGTTAGGGCCGATGTACGGACGTTTGCAGTCTGAGTACTTGAAATCAATCTTAGATCGGTGTTTTGGCTTGGCATTGCGTTCTGGTGTGTTAGGTCAGCCACCGCAGGAACTTTGGGGGCGCAATTTGTCATTTAAATTTGTATCGCCGTTGGCACGTTCTCAGCGCATGGAAGAAGTGATGGCAACTGAGCAATACGTTGCAAGCGTTGGAGCAATGGCGCAAGTAGATAAAACCATTCTCGACAATATTGATTTTGATGCTGTAGCGGTGCTTGTCGGCACTGGTCGCGGTGTTCCGCAAACAATTATGCGAACGGCTGATGAAGTGCAAGAGTTACGAAAAGCGCGTCAGAAAGCACAGGAAGAACAGGCAGCAGCACAGCAACAGGCAGCGATGCAACAAACGATTGCTGAAAAGGGTGCTGATGCAATGGCGAAAGGCATTGGCAGTCAATTATCAAGCGAGGTGGTGCAGTGATTTATATATTAATTATTTTCATGATTCTATTTGTTGCTGCATTAGCTTGGGCGGTAATCCTTAAATCTGAAAATCATGATCTAAAAGACACAGCTATTACGCTGAAAGTGCTTAAAGACGGGAAATGGCTTGGTGCAGAGGAGTGGCAGAGCGAAGTTACACAAGAGGTTGACCAATGGAAGGAAAAATATTGGGATGAAAATCGCTTACATCTTGATACTAAGCTTGAGTTAGATCATTACACACAAGTTGCTATTGACTTGCAGGCTCAAATTGATGATCTGACAACCTCAAAACCCATAGAAGAACAATCTGAACAAGGAACATTCGTTAAACAACGAAAACTTAGTGCTGCAACACCTGGCACATATCGCAATGTCTTTGATTTAGACATCAATGGTCAGCGTGTTTTAGATCATTTACAGCTCACTTTTGCTAATAAATCAACCTATGTCCGTGGCGGTCAAGATGCAGAGCGGGAGTCGTGCTATCGCGCAGGTCAAGCAAGTGTAATCGGCTTTATTTTCAATCAAGTAAATCGCGCAAATAACCCAGACTACAAGGAATCAGACAATGACTGATCAACAACAGCAAGAGCAAAATCAAGATACAACTCAGACTAGCCTTATGGGTGGTGGTCATGAAGGTGAAATTCAGGATGGCGGTGAAGGTGTTCAGGGCAATCAAGATACACCAGCCGTTACGGTTCCTGAATCTGCCGATGCCTACGCAGTAGACATCGATGGCTTTGATTTTGACGAGTTTAAAGGCATTGAAGAAAACAAGGCTTTTCTTGATGAAGCGCACAAAGCAGGGCTTACAAATGAACAGCTTGGCTTTGTTTTGGGTAAGTATAACGAGATTATTCCGAATCTCATGCAAGCCAATGCAGCTTTAGACAATGAAGCCGCAATTCAAACAATGACTGAAGCGTGGGGTAATGACACCAAGGCTAATTTTGGATTCGCTAAAGCAGCGGCAGATAACGCAATTGCTAACGGCATTTTAACGGCTGAAGAAGTGAATAGCCCTGAATTTGGCAATAACCCACTGGTATTAAAAATGGCTGCTTATTTTGGTCAGCAACTTGCTGAAGATACGCCAGTTAATAATGCCCAACCGAACGGCTCAACAGATATTCAATCATTACTTCAATCGGAAGCCTATTTGAATGACAAGCATCCAGATCACTCCCGTGTTTCTGCTCAAGTTCAAAATTGGTATCAGAAGCAATATAAGTAACGGAGCATTAAATCATGCCAATGGTTAATGAAAATAAAATCACGGCGGCGTTTGTTATTCAGTATGCAGATACATACGAAGTAGCAGCAATGCAAAACGAATCACGACTGCTTAAAACAGTGGTGAATCGTGGGAAAATTCAGGGTGAATCATTTACGATCAATGATATGGGTCAGGTAGAAATGACTGCATCAGGCAATCGTTTTGGTGATACGCCGTGGACGATTCCAGATGCGGGGGTTCGTACTGCATTGATGGCAGATTACGATTTGTTTATCCCGATCGAATCACGTGATTTGCCAAAATTAAAAGCAAATCCATCTGACAAGTACATGAAAAACTTGATCAGCGCACGTAACCGCAAAACTGATGACATTATTTATCAGGCGTTGGTGGGAGGCATTCCGCGTACCACTGTGAGCGATGCGGGCGTTAAGTCAACTGCTACTGTGAACTTGCCAGCTGGTCAAATTATTCTTTCTGGTTTTGGTACGCTTAAACAGCAAATCATCAAAGCGAAAGCGTTATTTCGTCAAAACGAATGTGATGAATTTAACGGCGAAACGCTGAATATTCTTTATACAGCAGGAATGCTTGAGGATATTTTAAGCGATACCACGCTGACCAGTGCGGACTTTATGGCAGTTAAGATGCTACAAGAGGGTGCTGTGGCAGGTAAATGGCTTGGCGTAAACTGGATTCCATACGAAAAGCTAAACAATGGTGCTGGCGGTGCAACTGAAAAACGCACAGTGATGTATGCAGGTTCAGCGGTTCATTTTGGTGATGCAGATATCACAGGCTTTGATATCACCAAACGCCCAGATAAAAAGAACATTTCACAAGTTGGTGGTGTTCACTCGTTTGGTGCGGGTCGTGCCAATGAGCAGAAAGTTGTGGCGATTGATTATCTCGTTTAATTGACCCAACAAACCACATTTAAAACCCATTCACTATAACCAAAAGTGAGTGGGTTTTTCTTATGACAACGACAAACGTCAGTATATGCAATGAAGCACTGAGTATGATTGGCGCTAAGTCAATCAATTCACTCGATGACAATACAGAAAATGCACGGCGCTGTGCATCGATCTATGACGCAACACGCAAGGCATTGCTGCGAATGCATCCGTGGTCTTTCGCAAAGAAACGGATACAGCTTGCACCAGTCTCCACGCATCCGACTTTTGGCTATAGCCATGCATTTCCATTGCCTAATGACTTTTTACGAGTGATCGATGCAGGCGATCTGGATTATGAAATAGAAGGTCGTCATATTCTGGCGAATTGCAGCCTAATTAATCTGGTTTACGTGTTTGATAACGATAACGAGCAAACATGGGATTCATTGTTTTGTGAATGTTTGGCTCTGTACATGGTGCGCAAATTAGCTAAACCAATCACAGGTAGCCAAGCGGAAGCCGATAGTGCATGGCAACAACTTCAAATGTTATTGAAGCAAGCCAGAGCGATCAACGGGCAAGAAAAGCCAGCACAAGACTTTGTAGCTTATCCGCATTCACGGTTTAGCGAGGTGCGCTACTAATGAAACAGTACATTATGAAAAACAATTTCAGTGCTGGGGAATTAGCGCCTACGCTTTATACCAGAACTGATATTCAACAATACGCTAATGGAGCCAAAAAGCTTACAAACGTAATTCCATTGGTTGAAGGCGGGGTGAGAAAGAGACCAGGAACATTTTTTACAGACACTATGGCGAATGCGGTTCGATTAATCCCATTTGTGGTGAGTTCTGATAAGTCATACATGCTTATTTTAAAGCCGTATGTCATGGATATTTATGATCCACGTTCAAAGAATGTCGTAGCTACGGTTTCCACACCTTACACAGCCAATCAAATCCCGATCATTCAGTTTGTTCAATATCGTTATGAGATGTTTTTTACTCACAATGATGTGCCTGTTCAGCGTTTTCGCTGCTCACCAGACTTTACAAATTGGGAGTTCTCTCCATTTGTTTTTACCAATTCCCCTACAGACTCAGAGAATGCTAGAAGTCCTTTTCGTAAAGGCAAACCATCTGGTAAAGATGTTGGTGCATTTGTGTCCTTTACGCTTGATGCGATCAATAGTTGGGTCAGTACAACGGCTTATTTGACTGGTGATGTGATTCGGTATGGAGGTAAAACTTATCAGGCCACACAGGACAATAACAATAAACAGCCTGATATTTCTGCAAGTTATTGGGTTGAAGTTACGGCGGGGTCGGGTGGTTTTTCAGCTTCAGACGTAGGTAAATACATTGAAGTGAATGGCGGCATCATTCGCATTACTCAATATGTAGCGACCAATGTCATCAACGGTGAGATTCTTAAAAAACTGGATGATGATGTTCAGGCAATTGAGCGATCATGGACCATATTGCCGCTGGCTTTTAATTCAGATGATGGTTACCCGCGCTGCTGCACCTATTTTAAACAGCGACTAGTGTTAGCAAATACCAAAAAAGCACCGAATAAAATCTGGTTTAGTGCGGTAGGCGGCAATGCTAACTTTCTGGAAACCACGGATGATGGTGATGCATTTAGTGTTGTATCTGCTTCTGGTTTAGCAAATAGTATTTTGTTTCTGGAAGCACAGCGCGGTGTGGTATGCCTCACCTCTGGCGGTGAATACATGGTTTCATCGGACGGGGTTTTAACACCAACCACTGTAAATATTAACGAACACACCGCTTTTGGTGCTTATCCTGTTACACGACCTTGCCGAGTCGGTAATGAGATTTTATTCATTCAGCGTGGTGGTGAGCGACTCAGAGCTTTGTCATATCGCTATGAAGTAGACGGCTTAGTATCGCCTGAGATTAGCGCATTGTCGTCACATATCGGTGAATTGCACGGCGGTATCAATGAAATTTGCTATCAACAGGAACCAGAGAGCATTGTCTGGTGCGTTCTTGGGGATGGGAAAGTCGCTTCAATTACATTCAATCGTGACCAAGAGGTAATTGCTTGGGCGCAACAAGATTTTGGCGGCACGGTTCTAAGCATGTGTTCTGTGCCTACAGCACTGGGTGATGACTTGTGTTTTATGTTGATCAACCGAAACGGTACTGTGAACTTAGAGCAGCTATCGTTTAATGCTTATTTAGATTCACAGCGCGATGCTACGGTGTCAGTAGCCAATAAAATAAGCAAGTTTGGCTTTTCTTATCTGAACGAAATTGATATCTATCAGACTTCTGGTGACTCAATTTACACCATAGATTTTGAAGAAAATACCAATGAATTGATTTTTCAGGATATGGCAGGTCAGGTCGTTAAGGTGGGTCAGGTTATCAAAAGTACCGCAGAGTTATTTCCACCTGAACTCAGTCAAACGCCGTTATCTACCATGCTTTACAAAGCTAAGATTGATCGTACAGCATTCTTTTTCAATAAAACGCTTGGCGCTGAGTTTAATAAAGAATTGATCGAAACATTTACGTTTGATCAAACACCGATGGATGCTCAAATCCCGATGACTGGCTACCATTTGATTGAGGGTGGTTATTGGTCTGATCTGCATGAAGCGCCGATTGTCATTTCGCACAACAAACCGCTGCCGTTTCACTTGCAAGCTATCACCATGCAAATGTCAATTAATGAGAAATAGCAATGAGAATCCGCTGTGCAACACATGATGATGTTCATCTATTGGTCAAAATGGGTGCTGCATTCATTCATGAATCGCCAACATTTAGTGAGCGCGGCTATATTCCTGAAAAAGCAGCAGCACATTTTAAGTGGCTAATTGATGGCAATGGCGTGATATTTCTGGCTATTGATGACGGTAAAATTGTGGGTGGTTTTGCAGGTGGCATTGTTACCGATTGGCAATCAGATCATAAACTGGCTTTTGATTATGTCATGTATGTTTTACCAAAATATCGTAGTAGTGGAGTTGCCAAGCTTCTAGCTGAAACTTTTGTTATTTGGGCAAAAGAAATGGGGGCGAACCGCATTAATTGTGGCACAGCGACAATGATAAACTCCAAACACTGCATCGATCTCTATCAATCATTGGGCTTTAATTTGGTTGGTGCTTTTCTGGAAATGGAGGTTTGAATCATGGCAGCAGTTCCAGCGGCTTATGCAGCATGGGCGGCAGTAGCAGCCACAGCGGTTTCAGCCTATGCAACATACGAAAGCAATGAAACCAAAAGTGATCAAGCACAGGCTGATGCAGATGCAGCAGCAGCACAAGGACGACTAGAAGCTGAACGCATTCGTAAACAAAAAGAGAGAGTTCAATCCGCAGCACGTGCAGCAGCAGCAGAGAATGGAATCGCAGTCAATGAGGGTACAGCAGTCACGATTAATGACCAGATTGAACGTGATGGTCAATATGACGCTGCTATGTCTGAAATAACAGGGTTTAATTCATCACAGCGATTACAGGCTGAATCCAGTATTTACAAAAATAATGCGAATACTGCTTTAGCTACTGGTGCTGCAAATGCTGTTTCTAAAGGTGGGTGGAAATAATGGCTAGAATCCCAATGGGCAATTTTGGTAATGCAATGCCACAGGTTGAGCGCATCCAGATGCCACAAGATCAAAGTGGTCAGATGATTGCTGGCGCATTGCAGAATGCTGGAAATACTATCAGTCAGATTGCACAGAAACGTGATGAAGAACAACGTCAGCAGGAAATAACCAATAAAAATATTGAGCTTTACCAGAACAAACTACAAACCCAAGAAGCACAATTAAAGCTAGACGAAAGCCTGACTACTGATTTTAGTGACAAAGTGGCTGATATTAAAAACCGCGTGGGTAATGGTGATATTAATGCCCAGCAGGCAGATGAAGAACTGAAAACATGGTCGGCTGATAAGTTTAGTCAACTCAAAACGGAATTACCTGGTCATTCACAGCAAGAATTGCAGCAGTATTGGGATTCAAATGTAAATCGTCAGCGTGGCTCATTTTTTCCATTGCAACTAAAAGCCACTGAGCAAAAAGGCGTAGTCCTAAGTGATCGTTACTTCGATGTGGCTACACGTATGGGGCGTGAAGATGGCAAAAACTACTTGCTGCAAAACTTGTCCACGTTACCGCTTTCACAAGCGCAAAAAGAAAGCATGGCGCTTAAATACGAAAGTACACGTGACATCATAGAGGTCAACAAAAGCATTACGGATGCGGTTGCAGCAAATGATATTTCAGCGCTTGAGCAAACAGCCACGGGGCTAAAAGATAAAAAATATCTGGATGGTACAACTGTTCAGAAATATCAGACTGAAATTACAAGTAAGATTGCGGCATTGCAGCAAAAACAACAGGTCAATGAGAATAAACGGCTCAATGAAGCTGAAAAAGTGCTGAATGATTTTAAACAAAATGTACTCACTGGCCAGAATCTTGACTTAAGTTATCAAAACAATGTCGAAACAGCGGTGAAGGGTACAGCGCTTGAAGGTGAGTATGAGTTTTATAAAAAACAATCGTCTGACTTTATTCGATTTTCAAAGCTATCGACCAATCAGCAATTGGCCGAAATCAATCAGCGCAAGGTTAAACAGAAAGAATCATCGAGCGCGGATCCAGTAGCGGAAAATAAAATCTTAAGTACCTATCAAAGTATTTACGATGCCAAACTAAAAACCAATAGAGAAGATCCAACGCAGGCATTGCGTGAAAAGGGCATTCAATTGCCAGAAGTCAATGCACTGGATATGAAAGTTAACCCCGCACAGTTTACAAAAAACCTTGTCACCATTGGCTCTTATCAGGTGGCTCAGCGTAATGTTGACTCGAATGCGACGATTAAGCCCATCCCGAATGAAGTACTTTCAGATGCAAAAAAATCATGGGAAGAAGCCACACCGAATCAAAAGATTGATTTGATCAGCAACTTAATCAGTCAAAGCCGTGGCATTAAAGGCGGGAATAGTATTTGGGGCGCTGCAATTGGTCAGTTAAGTAACGGCGATCAGGCTTATATTATGGCTGGCTTGGCAAGAATGAAAGGTTATCGATCTGATGCAGGGCTTGATGTCGCCACGGCGATTATTGCTGGAAAGCAGGCACTTAAAAACAAGCAAATGATTCAGCCTAAGGATGATCTGCTTAAGCAAAAATTTAATGAGTATGTCGGGCAATCCTCAACAGGTGTAACTGCTAATCTAAACTTTGAGGCCTATAAATCAATATATGCTTATCTAACTGAAAGGGATGCGCAGCAGCACAAGGACGCCGATGAATACAAAAAGGATATTGGTGATACAGCCTTGTCCTTGGCTACTGGTGGTGTTTACACTCAAGATGGAGATTTTAGGGACAGAAACAATAGAGATATAAATAACTGGAAAGTATCTAAACCATATGGAATGGCTGATTCAACTTTTGAGGCAAAAATCCGAGCGGGTTATAAAACCATCTCACAGCAAACAGGCATATCAGTCAATGAACTGCAAAACTATAGGCTTTCGCGCTCCGAGAAAAAAACAGCCCAAAATGAGCTTTTATATGATTTGATTAACGAACGCGGTCAACCGTTGGCAGCAAAAGGTCATGAATGGCGCATTCGCTTTCAAGGGGTCACTAAATGAGTAACTGGCTTTCTGAAATATCCGGTGATGAACAACAGCAAATAGACGCGCTCAACGAGCAAGGGATTACAGGAAAAGATACACGGCCTAAAGATGGCCCTAACATATTTTCTGGATCTATTGATGCACCATTGCGTGGTGCTGCTGCGGGTTTTGCCAAGATTGGTGATGTAGTTGCTAAACCATTTGATCTAGCAGGCGATGCGGTCAGTTACGCCGTTGATTCGATTACTCAAGATGAGATTGCCCCTTTTTCAGAGTATCGCGCAAAAGCACAAAAGCAGCGCGATGACTTGGTTTATCAGACCATTGAAGCACTTGAAGATAAAAACAATACGGGGGCGGTAGGTCGCTTTCTGTATGGTGCAGGCGATTATCTGTTTCGTGGCGGCGTGGGTGCTGCGGCTGGCGGTGTAGGTGGCGCGGCAATATTAACAGGTGGTACCACAGGTAATTATGTTTATACCGATTTAACTCGTAAAGGAGTGGATGATGGTACCGCTTTACAGGTTGCGGGTGTCAATGCTGTAGGTGATGCCGCAGCAACTGCATTACCGCTTAGCTATGGCTACCGTGGTGCCGGTGGCTTGGCCAAAGATTTTTTTGCATCTGTTGGTGGAGCCACGGCGTTAAGCACAGGCATGCAGTACACCAGTGGTGAGGTTCTAAAAAGTGAAGGTTATAGTGATCAAGCAAAGCAGTATGAAGTAACAGGCGAGACTATTGCGACAGATATCACGCTTAATGCACTTATGTTTGGTGGCGCACGTTGGCTTGGGAATCGTCAAGCTAAACTCGATCAAGCCGTTGATACAGAAATCAATCAACTCAATGCAGATCAGTTAGAAACACGACAAGATGCAATACATGAAACGCTTGTACGCAATGAAATGGAATTTGAAGATACAACACTTCCAGTTCTCACCGATAGTCCTGTAGAAATCAATAACCATTATCGAAACTTGGATACAGCCACAGCCCAGATTCTTAATGGCCAGACTGTGAATGTGCCAACTTCGGTCAAAGGTGAGTCCAAAAAGCAAAGTATAGATTTTGCTAACAGCGCTTTGCCTGCATCTGCTAAACAACTGGCTTTAAAGGCTCAACAGTCGGGCATTGATCCGGGTGTTGCTCTCACTATTTCACACATTGAAACAGGCGGGAAATTTAATGCAGATGCGCAAAATAGCACATCGTCTGCAAATGGTATTTTTCAAGTCATCGATTCATCTTGGAAACGCTTAGGCGGTGGTAATCGCGCTGATCTAAACGAGCAAATCCGTATTGGTCTTAAGCACATCAAGGAAACTAATACCTACATGGCCAAACAGCTTGGCCGTGATCCTGTAGGCAGTGAACAGTATTTAGGGCACTTGCTCGGCCCAGCAGGGGCAACCAAAGTTTTAAAAGCCGATCCTAATACACCTTTAATTGATGTTGTACGCTCATACGATGCCAAAAACGCGGATGTTATTGTTAAAAACAACGGCATGTCAGGCATGACAGCAGGTGAAGCAATCAATAAATGGCGTGGCAAATGGAATCAACTCAGCGCACGTTATGGCAATGCCAGTTCAGCTTTTGGCATGGATGGGTCAAGCTATGATTTTGCTTATGAAGTAAAAGATTTGGGTGAGCTGATTGCATCGAATGACCGCTTATATGGTGTAAATGTCGACTATCCAGCAGAGCTACAACCACGTGACCGCACCCGTGAAGCATCACGCCAGCAAATTGAGCAAATGGCAGATGATTTAAAGCCTGAACTATTAGGAAATTCCTATAAGTTGAGTGATGGCGCACCTATTATCGGTTTAGATAATGTAGTCGAATCTGGCAATGGTCGTACCTTAGCAATTGGCAAAGCATACGAAAATGGTCGTGCAGATGCATACCGTGAATATATTCAGAATTGGGCGAATGATCGGGGCATGGATATATCAGACCTAAAGCAACCTGTATTGGTGCGTACACGGCTTTCAGATGTTGATCGGGTAGAGTTCGCAAGATTAGCCAATCAAAGCGATGTCGCGCAAATGAGCGCATCTGAGAGAGCGCGTACAGATGCAGATCGATTGCCAGATGCATCTATGATAAAAACCAACAACGATGGATCATTGAATATCGATAGCTCAATGGATTTTATTCGTGGCTTTGTAGATCAGTTGCCACAATCCGAACGTGGTGCGGTGATTACCAGCGATGGTCGATTATCACAAGACGGTAAACGCCGTATTGAATCTGCTATTGCACATCGTGCTTACAATGACCCTAACTTAATTGCCCGACTTTCTGAAAATCTGGATGACACATCCAAGAATGTATTAAATGCATTATTACGAAATGCGCCAAACATTGCACAGCTTAATGATCTTGTGAAGCAAGGTGGACGGCATAGTAATACTTTGGCTCAAGACTTGGCACAAGCTGCTCAAAAGCTATCAGACTTAAAGGCTAATGATTTACCAGTTCGTGATTACCTCAACCAAAACCAGCTTTTAGATGATGGGTTAAGTGATGGAGCAAAACGATTTCTTGATGTCTTTGATCAGAACAGCAAGAGCGCAAAGGCGATTAGTCAATCCATTGCAGATGAAATTCAAACCATTGAGAACATGGGCGACCCAAGACAGGGTAGTTTATTTGGCAACACACCAGAAGAACAAGCTGCGCTTGATGTGATTTATGCAAATCCTGATATGCCAATTTCACGTAGTCGTACTGGTGCAGATGGTCAGCCCGAAGAATACACCACTACGATGAGCGAATATTTGGCAGACTTGGAAGCGGAAGCGAAACAGGCTGATCTTGATACTTTGGCAGCACAAACAGCATTGAACTGTGCTTTACAATTTGGAAATTAAATTATGAAAGAACAATGCAAACAAGCCGTAGCCAAAGCACTTGGCAAGCAATCTCTATCAGCACAAGAAGCCACTAATATTGAATCACGTATCAATGAAACCATGCGTAATATTGCTCGGAAAGATGTACAACGATGGCGTAATCTTTCACAAAATGAAAAATTGTCAGAAGCATCAAAACAAGTTGCTATTGATATTCAGGAACAGCTTGCACGTAAACATAAAATTGCCGCAAACAATATTGTTACTTTATCGCAAAGATTCAATGATTTAGATCATAAAAATTTGCCAGCTAATCAGGTGTTAGATCGTATGATAGCCCCTTATGGTGACATGTCTGGAATTACACCAATTGAGCTGGAATATAAGTCTATTGCTGATATGCATAAATCTGAACTTGATGATTTTTATGCAAACATAAATGGCTGGACAAAATTAATTACAGATGAGGAGCTTGCAACCAAGGTTGTTAAAGAGCTTTTTAAAGAAAAAACTGATGACACAATGGCTAAAAATATCGCCGACAAAATCCGAGAGGTTAATGATAATCTAAAGGATAGATTTAATCGATCTGGTGGCGATATTGGTGATTTAGGTGATAAATATGGGTTGCCTACACATTGGGGTAGAGATAAATTTTCAGATAATAGAAAAGACCTTTGGCTAGATTTAGCGCAAAAAAATATTGATTCTGATTTTTTAATCAAACCTGATGGCACAACAATGACGCAGTTAGAGCTTCAAGATGTACTCTCAAAAGCATTTGATACGATTGCAAGTGATGGTTTAAATAGTGTAGCAGTAGGGAAGATAAGCTATTCAGGGGCAAGTAATGTCACAAATAGAATGAGTCAGTCTCGCGTGCTGCACTGGAAAGATGCAGATGCTTGGCTTGAAATGCAAAGAGAGTTTGGTGAATTGCCATTATTTGAAATTGTGAATTCTCACATTGATACCATGGCTAAGAATATTGCATTAGTTGAAAAATTTGGTAGCAACCCAAACACAACTTTTAAAATTTTAGCACAGGAAGCAAAGAGAATTGATCAAAAAAATGGCATTAATAATAGAAAAATTAGTAGAGGTATTAACCGCGCACAAACCATGTACGACGTGTTTTCGGGGAATGGAATAAAAGTAGAAAGTGAAATACTGGCTGATATAGGCTCAACTTACAGAGCTGTAAATACAGGGGGGCTATTAGGATCGGCATTGCTTTCCTCTTTATCTGACATAGCACCAATGGTAAAAATGGCTAAAGTTCATGGTATTTCAACAAAAAACCTATTTAGCGAACTTACAAAAACACTTAATCCAAAAAACAAAGAACATCGAAAATTTGCAAGAAGTTTGGCGTTAGGAATTGACGAGATGACAGGGTCAGTAGCTCGTTGGGGTGCTGATAGCTTAACAGATTTACACTCAAGGTCTTCTAAGATTGCAAGAGGTAGTCAATCAGTAGCATCTACTGTACTTAGACTATCTTTGTTAAATGCATGGAGTTCAGGTGCAAAACAGGCTTGGTCAAAATTACTAATGAATAAATATGCTGAGATGATTAAAGAAAAGTCTTGGCTTGATTTGACTGATAATGATAGAAGTTTGATGAAAAATACTGGACTAGATGAGCAAACATGGGAGGTCATGCGTCTAGCTAAAAGCATTGAGGACATGGATGGAAATCCAATTCTATCCTCTAAATCTGTATATGAGATACCAGATGAATTACTAACTAAATTTGGTGATCCAAAAAAAATAAAAGATCAGGTTGCAACAAAATATCATGCTCATATCCTAAATGAACAAGGGTTTGCTGTTATTGAAAGTGGACTAAGAGAGCAAACAAGAATTTTTGGCACAACAACTGGTGGTGATCTTGCTGGATTTTTGTTGAGAGGGTTTTGGCAATTTAAATCATTTCCAACAGCATTTTTAATGCGTCATGGTTCTCGCATGATGGCTCAACCAACAATTCAAGGTAAGGCTTTCTATGGCATAGGCATTGCAATGGGAATGAGTTTACTTGGCGGATTATCACTTCAATTAGGAGAAATAGCTCTTGGTAATGATCCTTTAGAGGTGTGGGATAGCAATGATCCAAAGGTTGCCATGGATTTCTTTTTTAGATCAGTCGCTAAAGGTGGTGGACTTTCACTTATGGGAGATATTTTTGCAGCGGGTGCTGATCCGTCTGGGCGAGATTCTAGAAATATGCTGATTGGCCCACTTGGTAACGATTTCGCACAGATAGCAAAAATAATCGCAGGTTCTGCAAATAAGTGGTATAACAACAAAGATATGACAAATACACCAAATGAAATTTATAGGCTTCTAAAATCAAAAGTGCCAGCACAGAATTTATGGTACACCAAAGCAGCGATAAATAAATTAATGTTTGATCATTTGCAGGATACGATTGCACCAGGTTATCGTGAAAAACTAATGAAAAAAGCAGAGCAGGAACAGAAAAAGCGAAGTTTCTTAGGAGATTTTAGTTACAGTTCGGGTTTTGATGAGGCACGAGCGCCAGATTTTGAAAGGGTTGTGAAATGATATTAAAAAAAATATTAATCTGTTCGTGTCTTATATTTTTTCCAGCAACAATAGTCAATGCGGAAGATGCAATGCAACCAGCTACTATTGATTATGATTATTGCAACAAAGAGGGGACATTCTGTACCAAGTCTGATGTGCAGTATCAGGAAATTGAAGGACAAAAGATAGCATTGGCTGGTAGTGTGAATGAGATAAATTCTGATCTAATGTTAAATCTTGATCATTATTATAGAAATCAATGTGCAGAAAAATTAAATATACCCAAAAATACAACCATACCTGAAAATAAGGTTTCGGATTGGGGGGATTGCATAGTGCAAAACCTAGCCAATGCCGTTCAAAATAAAAATGCTGAGAATATAAAATACTTAGACAAAACAAAAGAGATATTTAAGCCGCATAAATAATCGCCCACCAAAACACACCATAAACCCTTGTTATATACACCAATATAACAGGGGTTTTTTATGTCTACAGAAAAGAAAGTCGGTCACTTAAAACCTGAAACCAAAGAGAAACTTGAGCTTTGTCTGGAAATGGCTGCCACAGACACAGTTGATTTAATGACTGAAGCCTATGGTAAAGACATCTTTGATAAGGAAGGTCGTGGCGATAAAGTCTGGCTCTACAAAGGAGCTAAAGAGGCTCTTACATGCATGGAGAAACTTAAGCGCATTCTTAATGATGATGAGCTTGCCGTGGGTGATCCGAATGATCGGAAAATCACACCAGAAATGCAGGCGGCTGAGTTATTGAAATCTGTAGCTGAAAAGCTTGAGGCGCGTAAACAGCGTCCGAGTTAATTATGATTCAGGTCGGTTTTGCCGCGTTCTATCTGGTTTATGCTGAAACCTTAAACTGGGTTGTGCCTGATTTTCATCTGGATGTCTGTGACTTTCTGGAAGATTACGGCTCACTCGGTTTATTGATGATGCCGCGTGGACATGGCAAATCAACCATCCTTGATATTTATAACGCTTGGAAGTTGTACAACAATCCCAATCACTTGATTTTACATCAAGGCGCAACTGATCCAGATGCTTACAAAGTCAGTCGTGGAACTGAGCAAGTTTTAGAAAGACACCCACTTTGCCAATTATTCAACATTAAAAAAGAACGTGGCGAAACACAAAAATGGTGGGTAACAGGTTCTAATGACGTGCGGCATGGCTCTATTCATGCACGTGGCATCATGTCGAATGTCACGGGTTCACGTGCAAACGAAATCCAGAATGATGATGTAGAGGTGCCAGGCAATATCGGCACACCTGAAGCACGTGAAAAACTACGCTACCGACTTGGTGAACAAACCTTTATTTTAATACCGGGTGGACAGGAATTATATGTCGGAACACCGCACACCCATGATTCACTCTATTCAGAGATTATGCTTAATCCTGATGCTAAATGCCTTGTATTTAGGATGTTTGAAAAAGAAAAACGTATTGAGCAAGTCATTCAAGCCGCTGTTGATTTTAAGCCAATCTATATTTTTAGCGGCATTGGTCGTCAGTCAAAACTTCTGGTTGAAGGTCAAGACTATCAGGTCGTACAAAAAGGTACGGGCTACTTTATCACGTTTGATGAATCTCACTCACTCATTGATATCTACAGCGAAGCATTGTGGCCAGAAAGATTTACGCCTAAAGAAATGCAAAAGCGTAGACGCAAATGCCGAACGCTGAACGAATGGGATTCACAGTATCAGCTACATGCCAAACCCGTAGGAGATGTCCGATTGAATCCTGAAAAATTAATACCGTATGACGTTGAGCCAGTTTTAACTCGTGCCAATGGCGTATGGCGCATGATGCTCGGTGAGCGTCAGATTGTTGGCATGACATGCTCATGGGACCCATCTAGCGGCAAGCTTAAATCTGATACGTCCGCAGTTGAATTGGTTCTACATGATGATCTTGGCAACAAATACTGGCATCGATCTATAGAGTTGACTGGCGAAGTTGTTAAGACCGATGAACAAGGCAATATTGTAGGCGGGCAGGTCTGGCAGCTTTGCGACCTAATCGAAAAATTTAATATTACCCGTGTCAGCATTGAAACCAACGGTATTGGTAATTTCGCCCCAGCATCGCTCAAAGGCGCATTAAAAAAACGAAAAATCCGTTGCGGTATCAGTGAGCAGCATTCTACACAAAACAAAAACAAGCGCATTCTGGAAGCATTAGAAGGGCCATTAGTATCTGGAATGCTTTGGGTTCATTTATCGGTCATCGATACGCCAGACGGTGAGAACACTTCCAAGCAATACAAACAAATGCAGCAATTCAATCCAGCATTATCAGATCAGGATGATGACCATCTTGACTCATTAGCACGTGCTGTAACCGATTCACCTGAACGAGTCGGAAAAATACACAACAAAGAACAGCATAATGAACGGCCTAATTGGAGAACAGACGGTGGTATTGCAGAGGCCACCTTAGATTTTGAAAATTAGGGTGAGTTTATGGCTGTAGCAGAGCAGACACCATATAAAGAATATGTTGCAAACGGTGTAACCAATTCATTTCCATTAGAATTTGATTGCGATGATCAGGATCATTTGATTGTCACAGTAAATGATATTGAAATTGAAAATGGATATTGGTTATTAATTAATGGCGCTGTCGTTTTTGGTTCTGCTCCAGCCAACCAAGCCAAAATTGTAATTCAACGAAATACGCCGTTTGAGCGCAACACCAATTATCAAACCTTCAATAACTCTTTTCGACCGCAGCCAGTCAATAAAGACTTTGATCGTATTTGGTGGAAGTTGCAAGAGCTTGGCTATCGAGATCAAGTAATCTGGCTTGCGTTAATTAAAGAGATTGCGGATCGCCTAGCGGGTGATAGTAATTTACAAAATCAAATTAATGCGATTGATAGTTGGCTTGAGGATTTACAGCAAAATGTAAATGAAAATACCAGCGACATTGCTCAATTAGTTAATGACTTATCAAAAGAAATTGCAGATCGTATTACAAACGATTTAATTTTAAAGGATATGTTTTTAACTATCATTGACACTGCAATCAATGAGGGCACTGTAAATGCTTTAGCTATTACTCATGTTGATAATCTAGATGAATTAAACTCTATTAGTAATTTATGGGAAGGTCGCACAGTATGTGTCACAGGCATCGGTAATTATAAATACAATTCAAATACAGGAAGTTGGGAACGCGATTTTATTACTGATCGTCAAGTTGTGAAGATTAACTATATAGCAGATCTTGCTATTACGACGCCTTGGGAAGGTCGTAACGTTTACATTCGTGATGTAGGTTTTTACGAGTATAAACATGGTATGTGGAAGGCTATTATGCCGATTAACACCAAGATTTCTTCGTGTACTGCCTTGCAAGAATATAGTGCCTTGTATGATGGTCAGATTGCAGAAGTCAAATCTTTTGCTGATGGTTGGGCAGCGTCTGCCTATGGTGTGCCAGTCGGTGGTGGTAAATTTATATATATGCCGAATCTTGATGCATCTGCATATAAAGCAGATGGCGGCACAATTATCGTTACAGATGATGATAAAGTCTGGGTGCGTGAAGAACTTTTTACATCAAAAGAACCTAGAGTCTATGCTGAATGGTTTGGCTGCGACAATTCATTTTATACAGATGATGCTGCAAATATTCGCAAAGCCATCGATGCATGTCTGTTTTGGCGCAACACTGGAACAATTGATTCAAAGTATGCAATCGGCGGCATGCTCGGTTCAAAAGTGACGCTGGTCATGCCAAAGCAGTGGTATATAAAATCTACGATCTACATCAATATGACCTACATTAGCATTGATCTCAATGATGGTATTGGGCTTGTTTCAAACAATGGTATATATGATGCACATCCACTTTTAGCTAACTATAAAATGGCGTTGGCGTTTAGGGGTACTGTTGCGGCGGGCATTGATTTTGTGCCGGCGTATTACTCTAATCGAATTATGTACAACGGCACACTGGTCTATGGTGACGTGACAAGCAACGGCAATATTGGACGATTTCCTTTGAATGACTCAAAAATAATTGCTGCATCTTATTACGGTACAACTGAAACGATTCGGTCAGCAGTTGGAACAATTGATAATGTCTCTTATAGCTGCTTTGGCGTCGGATATAGTAACGGAAATTACGGTTGGGGATATACACACAATGATTGTAAGTTTGATCAGTGCTATGAGCCTTTTATTTTAACGAATGGTA